AGCGTGTAATCGGCTGGATGTTTGCCGAAATGGTGATCGTCGGAGTTTATGCAATCCTCAAATGCGCGGATTGCGAGGCCGCGGGAAGGAACGAAAAAGGGAGGAAGGTAGGTCTCAGCTTTAATATCGTGGACACAAAAACACAGTTGTTTGTTACTCATAAGTAGGGCCTCGGTAATTGTTTGACGCGAGCATTCGCGCAGATTTCTTTTGCTTTAAGTCGTGCCTCGGAGTTATCGGGGTTGGCCTGAGCTTTTTCAATGCGGGCCTTGGCTAGTTTTTCGTGTAATTCGGGGTTTTCTTTCTTTAGTTGGTCGAGATAGTAACGGGGAACAGGACATTCGATACCGTTCGGATCGCGCACGAAATCGTCGCGGATTGTTTGTTCTTTGTATTTATCGAACCAAGATTTCCCGATAGCCGGATCGGTAGACATTCGTGTGTATTCGAATTTACGCACCTTCATTTCGCCCTGGTCGTCGGCGTAGACGTAGCGGTCCTGAAGGGCTTTATCGGGTAGTTGTTTTTTTAAAGTGTAGCGGGCTACGTAGCCCGCTGAGTGGTAACTGACATAGGATGTGTCGGTGAAGCCTTTTTTCCAAAAGTTGTCTAGTTCTTCGGATTTGAAATAGCGATTGCCGTTTTCCGTCCGGTGGTACACCGGGTCCGGCGGCCAATAACCGAAGATCACCACGTGATAGTGAGGTCTGTGCGTTTTACCGCCATATTCGCCGCACATGAAGAAAGAGAAGCGGCGATCAGGGTATTTAATCCTGAGCCGTTTCATGAAGAGTTGAAAATCTCGATGGTCAAGATTTCGATTATCGGGAAGATCAGCATCCCGATAGGTCAAGGTAATAAATGCACTTTGTTCGTGCATTTGTGATTCGTGCCAGCAGCGCAAGGCCCATTCTTTGGCTTTGCGGAGTTTGCAGGACTGGCACTTGTTACAGGGGAGTTCTAGGTTCGGTTTGAAACCTTCCCCGTGTTTAAGTCGCATGACGAGCTTTCGCTCTTTTGCGGAGTAGTAACGTTGGGCGGAGATTGGTCTCGTGCATGACATAGGTTTAATTCCTGTTGAAGCACTTGGACCTGAACACAGCCCGCCAGCGGCAGGCTAGCCAGAATAACTGATATGTGTTTCAGAGAGCGATACCGCCACGAGGAACCGTTTTGACGGAATTCCGCCTGTGCGTGCGGTTGGCTGTTTTCTTGAACAACCGCTTAGATTTGGACTTTTTGATTTTGCGTCTGCGCATTGAGGTATCTCCTTGATGTTATGAGCTTTGTGGTGAGTTTAGAGGCATCCTGTCAGTTAGTACAATATGGACAAGGGGATATTGTACTCATGCCTCCGATTTACCATCGGCGGCATCCTGCGGAGCAGGTTCGTCAGCTGGGTCCTCAGCTGCCGTAGGAAGGTCGTGAGCAGGTTTTTCGGCCTCGTGGTCCGAAATCCATTTGTGAACGGAGAAGTCGTATTTCTCCTGCTCTGATAAGGGCAGAAGGGCAAAGGTGGAATCTAATTCCGCTTTGTAGCGCATAGCTTCTGCGTAGGTGAGCGTAGGGGCCTCGCCGTAGCGGGCCTGATTGAGACGGTCGGCATGAATATCTATGCCGGTTTTCTGATAGTGGTTCACGATCCGGTTAACGTCGCAGGATTCTGCGAACGATGCGTCGGTTTTTCCGCCTTTGGAGAAGTCTTGAGCGTAACGCCGTTTGCGTTTACTGGTGGCCATAATCCGTTAGTTCCTGTTGGTTTCGGTTTGACGAACAGACGTACCGCGTGAATCGCGAGTTACGGTAGAGGACGTAGTGCGTGAAGGCCTACCGGCGCGGCGGTAGTTTAAAGCCTTAATGAATGCGTCGATGGCAGTGGATGCCCAAGGAAGTGTTTCTTTCAGAGCAATAAGAGCGGGTCCGATTGAATCGTATATCGCAGCTTCTGCATCGGCTTTGGACAGCCTAGCGTTATCTAAGGCCGTAGCAGCGCCAGCCCGTGCCGCATCTGCGGCAATTTTCGGGAGCATGGCTTCGGCCTGTTTTGTCTGAGCATCGACGTTGCGAGCCTGAGAATCCGAGAGGTTCTCTTGGGCCATCGACTGATAGATGGCTTGTTGTTGTTGTCTTAGAGACATTGCGGAGTGAGCGGCTTGCGTGGCGGCGGCGGCGCGGCCGGTGCGTTGGTTCTGCATTTGCGCAGTATTGCCAGCAGGAGTGCTCGCGGAATTGCCAAGGGCAAGGATGCGATTTAGTCCGGCAGCTTCCAGATCTTTCGCAGAGCGTTGATATGCGCTGTTGGACATTCGCTCCTGCCACTGGCGATTTTCGCGTGCTATTTGCAGGTTGGCTTGATTTGCAGAACGTTGGCCTTTGTCGCCGAAGATGCCGCCGATAATGCCGCCGATAGGACCGAGCAACGAGGAGAAGTCGAAGCCCGGTTTTTTTGCCGTAACAGTCTGCGGCGGAAGTTGCGCCGGCGGAGGTGGGCCATAGCCGTATTGACCAGCCATTAGAAGTGATCCATGAGGCCCGGAGTGCCGTACATCGGCAGAGGACGCGCAGCTTTAATACGGAACCAGACGTCAAGAAGGAAGTCGGGTTCAGACGGAACCGCGAGAACGCGGTCCATAGGAACATTGTCTGTGATGAAGGATTCGCCGAGAACCGGAAGGGTGGCGAAGTCTTGTGCGAGGTGCCAAACGTCAAGAGAGGCATCCGCCTCGGACCGGAAGAGTCCGGTGACTTGAGACTGTTTGAAACGATACTCATCGTATCGAGGAATATACCCAAAAGTACCGTCGTCGATAGTTGGATCGTTAGAAACGAATACCTCCTTGTTCTTTAATTCCTGTTCGCCCAGGTGGGATAGCGCGGGCCAATAGAAGTCGAAACGGGTTTGGCGAGACCAATACCGTTCAAGGCCCTGCTGGTAGGTAAGATCCGCCCGAACATTGACGAGGCCCAAAACATGACCATGTTCGGTAAAGGAAGCGGTAAAACCGTGACCGGAACCGGATACTGTGCCGTAGGCGGCAAGATTACCCTGCGGCGTGGCATCGCCCGCCTCGACAGTCGGGTAAGTCTGTTGAACCGGATTGATATTGATTCTAGAAGATCCGCCACCGAGGAAGAGAGGCCGTTGATGAACCAAAAGGCCGGGATCGGATACTTGGAAGTGAGAGCGGAGGATTTCAGGATAGCGGGTACCGCCGCGAGCATCGCGTTCAAGCAAACGCTGAATTTGGATTGATTCGCGGAGATCGTTGATAGAGATACCGGTAGCGTTCGTGAGATCCGCATAGATTTGAGGGAGAGCGGTGTTATCGCCCTCGTCAGAACCGAGGACGAATAGGTTGCCCTGATTAGCGGCAGAGGTGTACGTGGTGATGCCGTTAGTTTCTTTTACGGCCTGATTGACAAGAGCAAACGTTTCGGGAGCATCGACACCGATACCTTTGATGGCAGCATCGCCGCCAAGATTAACAAAAGTATCTGGGCCTTTCTGCGGAAATGGCAAGGCCGACGTAATGTAGTCCCGACGTTTACGACGTTTACTCGGGAAGTTATTGAAGTTAGCGGTGGCGTTAGTATCTGGACCGTCGCCGGTAGCGAATACCTGCGGATCGACGAGGTTCTCATCGCGGAACCAGAAGTTTTTAACCGCAGCCAAGGCGCGGAAGGGCAAGGCAGAGATTACTACTTGCTCGGGTATTGTGCCGATTGGGACGCCCATGTAATCGGCATTTGTGCCTGAGAGGATCGCGGTAGAACCGGCTAACCTCGGAACGGAGAAGTCGATAGAATCGCCGGGAGCTTCTTGCTCACCCATGAGCTTCAGAAAGTTAGGCCAAACTTGGCGCCACGGGGTAAAGAAGAAAAATGTTTCAAGAAACAGGTTGTCAAGCACCGGTTTCACGGGAGTAGCCATACGGCCAAAGAGGGACGCCCGGAGATTGATTGTGTCTCCGGGCAATACCTCGAGTGACAGGATTGGAACGAGCTCAGAAGCGTTAAAGGTGGTTTTCAGGCCGTGTGAGAGGTCGAATTGACTCCGGGGGATATCAGCCGTTTTCGTCTGGGCCCCTACTTGATTCCGCGCCATTAGTGTTTCCCGGTAAGAGTGGATTTAAGAACTCTACACCGTTACCGACGGATTGTTTAGTTTTTTGGTCGAATTCGCCGTGATCGGTATCGAATACGCCAAGGAAAAACAGCGTGTAATCGGCTGGATGTTTGCCGAAATGGTGATCGTCGGAGTTTATGCAATCCTCAAATGCGCGGATTGCGAGGCCGCGGGAAGGAACGAAAAAG